CTCTGAGGCAAAGGCTCACTGCCGCGTGGACACCACGGCGGACGATGCCTACATCGCGTCGCTCATCACGGCGGCCCGCGAGTGGTGCGAGCAGTACCTTGACCGCACCCTGGTGCATACGCAGTGGGTCATGCGGTTTGACCGATTCCCCACGTCAGGCATTGAGGCGATTGAGTTGCCCCGCCCGCCGATGGTGGCGGCCGGCACGGCCACCGCGGTGTCGATGACGTTCACGGCGGACAACGGCACCACAGGCACCTACGCCGTGGAACAGTTCCGCGTAGACCGCCACGCGACGCCGGGCACGGTGCTGCCGATCTACGCCGGCACCTGGCCGCCGCACCGGATCGACGCCGGGGCTCACGCCGTGACGTGGTGGGCCGGCTACGGCGCGAGTGGCACGGACGTGCCAGCGGCGATCCGGCACGCGATCCTGATGCTTGTGGGCTTCTGGTACGACAACCGAAGCACGGTGCTCGTGGGCTCAATCTCCAAAGAAATTGAGTTTGCCGTCTCGTCCCTGCTCGACTCGCAGAAGTGGGGCTCCTACCGATGATCAGGGCGGGTGATCTCCGCGAGCGTGTCACGGTCCAGATCGCCAGCGGCACGACCAATGCCCTGGGCGAAACGGTGCTGTCGTGGGCCGATTCGTCTGCCGTGTGGGCGAGCGTCGAAGGCGTGAGCGCCCGCGAAGCCCTGGCGGCCGGGCAGCAGGAAACGAGCGTCAGCCACAAGGTGCGACTGCGTTTCCTGCCGGGGCTTACGCAGCAAATGCGGTTCGCCTGGCGGGGCCGCACGCTGGAGATCGTCAGCCTGCTCGAACACGGCAACCGCAGCGAGCATGAGGCGATCTGCACGGAGAAGCGCGATGGCTAACGCTTCGCCGCAAACTGGCATCAGCATCACGATCAACATGCCCGGCCTAGAGCGAGCGCGCAACGCTTTCCTAGCGCTGCCGAAAACCTTGGCCGCAAAACACATGGCCGCGGGATTGCGTCGAGCCGCCGAGAAAGGCGGCACGCTTCAGGCTTTGAAATCTGCCACGCCGCGCGGGCCGACCGGCAACCTGCGGCGCTCCATTGCGGTGAAGTCAAAGCGATACCCGCGAAGCGGCGTCGGCATTGCGATCCTTGGCTACAAGTCCGGCCGCAAGATGAACGAGCCCTACGATAACACCAAGCTGGGCTATCACCAGGGGCTCGTCGAGTTCGGCACGAAAGAGCGCTTTCGCAAGACCAAGGACGGCCGCGAAGTATCTACCGGGAAAATGCCGCTTGGCGGCTCGTTTGGGCGGCCGCCCGTGCGCACCGCATGGGAGCAGACGCGGGCACAGGTTGAATCGCTGATCGTCAGGGAGATGGAAGAGGCTTTTGATAAGGCCGCCAGAGAGCTCGCCGAAACGGTCAAGTACGCACAAGGGCCATTCTGATGTCGCTGAAATCCCCCGAAGCCGTGCTGCGAAACGCCCTGGTTGCAAATGCCGACGTACAGGCGCTTATCGCCGGCCGCGTCTACCCGCTGCGGTACGTCGGACCGTCGCCAATCCAGATGCCGCTGATTATTTGGCGGCGTGCTCGGATTCTGCGGGCACAGACGCTTGGCGGGCCGATGGGCGTGCCCCGCGTCTCGGCTGAGTTTTTTATCTACGCCACGACGTACAACGCGGCCCGCGACTTGGCCGACAAGTGCCGCCGCGTTCTGGATGGGTACGGCGGGTCGCTAGACAATGTGGAAGTGAAGCAGGTGTCTCTTGAGGACGAGAGCGACGATCTCGTGGAGCAAGAGGGCGCCGAGACTTCCTTGTATGTGGTGAAACAAACCTACGACATCTGGTGGCAGGAGAACTAGCACATGGCCGCGACCCCGCATGATGGATCGGGAACAACGCTCACGTTTCCGGGTTTTACTGGTTCGGTGACCAACATCACCTACAACCTGACCGACGTGAACGCGGCCGATACGATCGACATTAGCCACCTTGGGCTGACGGCCGGCGCTGCGGTGTTGACCCAGACCCGCCCGCTCAAGGGTTCGGCTGACGACACTGGCCGCGAGGTTTCGATTGAGTACGTCGGCAACGGCGTGATCGCTGACGGCTCCACTGGCACGCTGTCCATCTCGGGCGGGCTCACGCTCTCGGCGGTGGCGACGGTTGCCAGTTCTTCCGTCACGCTGGCCGTCAATGACGTGACCCGCGGTAACGTGACCTTCCGGGTCGCCCGCTAATCCACGGGAGGTTTTCCCGTGGCGACGTATAGCACCGGCATCGCGGCAACTTGGGGCGGCGTCGCCTTCCAAGAAGTCACCGGGCTGTCGTGGACATACGGCAGCGGCTCGCCGAAGGGGCGGTCTGTCGTGTGGACGGACAACCTGGGCACGGTGTCTATCCAGTGCCTCGGGTCGGCCAATGTCACCTCTGCTGAGTACGGCCTGCGCAAGGACTTGGCGATCACTGGCGGCGGCGCGAACTTGACAGTGAAGGCACTGTATGAGTCGTTGAGCGCCGCGCCTGAGTTGAACGGAGTGACCCGTTTCACCGTGACGTTCAAAATCCTCGACGGGTGAGAAATGGCACTGACGAAAGATCAGATCTTGGCGGCCGACGACCTCGGGCTCCTCGAAGTCAAGGTGAAGGAGTGGGGCGGCAGCGTCTATATCCGCGTGATGAGCGTGGGAGAGCGAGACGCCTACGAAAACGAGTGGGTTCTGAACAAGAACAAAGGCGTCGAGAACTTCCGCGCCAAGTTCTTGGCAAAGTGCCTTTGCGACGACAAGGGGGAGCGGCTGTTTTCCGATGCCGAGGTTGAACAGTTGGCCAAGAAGTCGGCCAAGGTGATGAGTCGCGTGTGGGCGAAGGCAATGGAGCACAACGCTCTTACGGACAAGGACGTGGAGGAACTCGCAAAAAACTAGCAGTCCGCCCGACGCGGGTTTTCCTGTTTCGTCTGGCGGCACATCTCGGAATGACGGTCAAGCGGCTCTGCCAAGAGATGGACAGCCGGGAGTTTGCTGAGTGGGTTGCGATCCACCGGCACTATCACCCGCTGCCCGACGAATGGCGGCAGGCTGGCCTGCTGGCAAGTGCGAGCCTCGCGCCGTACTGCCCGCGTGGTCGGACACCAAAGCCGGACGATTTCGTTCCGGTGGTGAAGGCACCGCAGCACGAATTGCAGATTCAGGAAGCACTGGCACAACTGGCGAAAGACTTGGCGGGTGAGTAATGGCGACGGCGATCGGCCTTGGCGTGCAGTTCACGGCGAATGCCAATGGCATGACCAAGGGCCTGACGCAGGCCGACCGCGCCATTCAGAATCTCGCCAAGCAAGCCAGCCAGGCCGCCAGGCTGTTTGACGGATTCACTTCGTCGAGCACGGCGGCGGCAGCGTCTCAGCAGCAGGTTGCCACCGACATTGCCTTTCTCGGCAGTGCGCTGAAGACAGGCCAGATTTTGGCAGAGCAGTACACCGCTGAACTGCGAAACATCACGTCGGCAGCCCAGCAGCAGGCAGCCGCTTTTGCAGAGGCGGCACGCCTGAACGAAGCAAACTTGTCCGCCGAGGAAAAGCGGGCATCCACGGTTGCCAGGCTCAATCAGCTTTACGAAACAGCCGGGCTCTCTATCACCGCGTACAACGCCGAGATGATCAAGGCCACGGGCATTGCGGAGCAGGCCGCGGCGTCCATGGCGGCGAGGAATGCTGAAGTGGCTAGGGCCGAGAAAGAGGCGTTGGCCGCCTACGAGGCCGCCCGGCGGCAGCGACTTGAGGTAGAGCGCGCGGCGCAGCAGGAAGAGGCGAGATTCCTTGAGCGCGGGGCTCAATTGCGGCTGCTGGCGATCACGCCCATTCAAGAATACGACAGGGCGGTCGTTGAACTTCTGGCCCACAAGGAAGCCGCCACGATCAATGACGAGCAGTACCAGCGACTTCTTGAACAGGAGACGCAAAAGTTCATCCGTGCCGAGTCGGCTGCCAAGGGTTACGGCAAGGCGATACAGGCCGCGGGAGATGGTGGCGCTCTCAAGTTCAATGAGTTGTCTGGCGCTTTGGCGTTGCTTCCCGGCCCTATAGGCAACGTGGCCGGAAGGCTGTCGGGTCTTGCCTCTGCCGGTGAGGGGCTCAGCCGGGTGTTTGTTGGTGGTGCAACAGAGGGGCTTGCGGCTCTTGGTGCATCCGTCACGAGGCTTATCAACCCACTGACCATAGGCGCTGCCGCCGTAACCGGCTTTGGCGTGGCGGCAGTGTCAGTAAGCCGCGGGCTTGTCACACTTGAAAATGAAGTCGAGCGCCTCGGCCAGCTTGCGGATCGCCTGGGCGTTTCGTTTCGTTTCATTCAAGTTCTTGAGACAGCCGCAAACAACAGCGGCAGCAGCATCGAGGCACTGGGCGGCGGTTTCACCAAGTTTTTGCAGGCGGTGGACAAGGCAAGGGAAGGCAGCAACTCGACCGCAAAAGCGTTTTCCAGCCTGGGCATCTCGGCCAATGACTTGCAGCAGCAGGTGCCGGAAGAACTTTTTTCTCGCGTCGCAAGCGAGATCAGCGCTATTCAAGATCCCGCAAGGCGAGCCGCAACAGCCGTTGCCCTGTTTGGCAAGAGCGGCAACGAACTGCTGCCGGTCTTTGGCCAACTGGGGAACGCGGCTGTCGATCTGGAGCGCGTTGGCGCTGCCTTGAATGAACGGCAGCGATCTCAGGTGCAAGAGTTTGGCGACGCCATCGACAGGCTAGGCACGTCTGCCGTTGGCCTTCGCCGGCAGGTGGTGGCTGCGTTTGCCGATTTCGGCACCGTCATCGCAAGTTCGCTCGCAGATGCGACGGGGGCCCTTGCCAAGTTTGCGCAGCGGCAAGCCCAGTTCAACGCCACGCAACGCGAGCTGACAGAATTGACGAGCCGCTGGAAAGAGGTTTCGGCTGGCCCGGTTACTGAAGCGGCAAGGCAGGCGGTTCAGGCCGGGAACACCGCCGACCAAGTGCTCAGTGCGCTCAAGGAAAACTTCAATGACCTGGGCGCTGCGTTGCGAAACAACATCGGCGACACCACCGCCACGGACGAGCAGTTTGCCGCCGCCAGCCGCCTAGCAAAAAGCATTGAAGACCTGGCGGCAGCATCAGAGGAAGGCGGTGCGAGTCAAAAGGCACTCGATGCCGCCGTTGCGGAATCTGTCCGGCTATTTTCGCAGCAGGCCGAGGCTGCCGGAATGTCCGAAGATCAGATAAAGGCTTTTTCTGATTCTGCGGTTGCGGCTCTTGAGCGAGAAACGGACGCCCAAAAGAAGGCGGCCGACGAAGCACAGAAGGCGGCCGAAGAAAAGATTGCCGCCGCGGAGCGTGCAGCGCAGGCGCAGATCGACGCCGACCGTCGCCGCGCTGATTCTTTCATGCAATCGCAGGACATTGGGGCCGAAAGCGAGGCTATCCGTAACGCAGAAGATCTTGCGGCGATCACTCGTCAGATCGAAGAGATCGAGGCAGCGATCGTGGAGGCTCGCGCCCGTGGAGACAAGGAAGCGGAGACGGCCGCGATCAAGCGGCTCGCCATTCTTGACCAGGCCCAGGCCGCCGCACAGCAGCGCGTGGAAATAGGGTTTTCTGCGCAAGACGTTCGGCAGACGATTGACACAGTCCGCGGCGGCTTAGATTCCGTTTTCACGTTCGACAACTTCCAAATCGCCCCCGAGGCTTTCGCCCAAGCACAGGCCCAACTGGCTGAATTGCAGCAGAAGCTCGAAGCCAAGGTGATTGACCCAAAGACGTTTGAGGTTGCTGGCGAAGCCATTCGTGAGGGCTTTGAAGACGCTCTTAATGCAGCAAGGAAAATCGCCGACCTGAACGAACGATATGCGGAACGCGCCGCAGAGATTGACCAAGAGCGGGCCCGCGACTTGTCGCGTGTCTCGCGGGAACCGCTCAAGATTGAGGACGTGCGCACAGAGGGCGGCGCTTCCGAGTTCATTCGCCTCGCCACGGGCCGCGAAGACCCGGCCGTCGAGGAATCCAGAAAGCAGCTTCGAGAGCTTGAAAAGATTGCCCGTGAAATCCAGAAGCTCGGCGGCACCGTCGAAATCGTTGGAGCATAGTGATGGCTGTCGTTGCATTTCGTGAAGTCTTGCCGCGGACCCTTCAGCACCGCTTCGGCGAAAGCCCGACGGCCGAGTGCAAGTATGTCGTGACGGTGGACGGTCCTACGGCATCGCAGGACATCATCGGCGCAGTTGGCATCCTTCACGGTGCGGCACACCCCGAGTTCTCCTATCTCCTGATGCTCGATGCGTCTCTGTCAGAGACAGACCGGCATCACGTTGAGGTGACATATCGGTACGAAGTGCCGGCACAGGAGTTTCAGCCCAATCCTTTGCTGCGGGAAGATGTGTGGTCGTTCTCAAGCAGCGGCGCAGCGGTTCCGGTGTTTTTCTATTACGACGAGTCCGACGAAGCGCTTGCGTTGACCAACTCTGCGGGCGAAGTTATTCCTGGCGCAATGACGGAAGAGGCCGAATTGCGGGCGACGATTTCGGGAAACCGCGCCAGCTTCCCCATGGACATCGCGGCGTATGTCACGAACACGTTGAACAACGAGCCGTATCTTGGCTGCCCGCGTTACTCGTGGAAATGCAACGGCATTGGCGCACAGCAGGCCGTCGAGGTGGTCAACGGCGTGGAGGTGCGCTACTACCAAATCACGGTGGAGCTTGCGTATCGGGCCACTGGGTGGCCGCTCGTCTTGATCGACGAAGGCTACAACTACCTTGATGGTGACAAGCTCAAGCGGTGTTGGATTGAACACACTGACGACGACGGCCAGGTGATAAAATCGCCGTCAGCCAACCCGGTCGCCCTTTCTGAAGATGGGCGCATGCTCCCTCCAGGGGCGCTTCCGCGAATGCTGGTGCGGCGAGTCCACCGGGCTGTTGATTTCTCAACGTATTTCGGCAATCCGTCCTTCTAGGTGATTCCATGGGCAGCCTCAACATCAACGGCGGCACGTTCACCACAACCGTAAAGGGTACGCCCACTGATGCGGTGGTTCTGGAAATATCGCGTGGCTTCGACCGTCCAATCAGGATTCGTGGACAAGTCGTCCCTTCTCCAGACAGAAAAACTTCTAGCGTCACCTTTGATTTGAGCACGGCGGCACGACAATTTCGCAACAAAGCCGCGGCGCGGGCGCAGCGAAACATGCCAACGGACATTTCCGCGAAGTACACCGTATACCTCCAAGGGTATGGCATCTACAGCCCTGTCTCTGGCCCTGGAACATTTATTGTTGAAACCGGCGACACATCGTACAGCGGCGCTTCTGACGGAGTCCTGCCAGACGGGCCTGTGACCGACGAGGGCGAAGAACCCGCCGCTGGGGCCACGGCCTACGGTGAATCATCGCCAGGCGACCTTCTTGACCCGCCAATCGCGCCTTCCGGCAACCCGTGCCTGCCGCCGCAACCATCTCCGTCATCGCCACAAGTCCCAACGCCGTGTGGAGGCGGCAGTAGCAGCGGCGTTGCCGGTTTTTCTTCGTGACTTTAGGAGCTTCTCATGAGCATCATTGTTAGTTCTCTACTGAACTTCACAAAAGACGGCGTGACCGAATCGTTTCAGCACCAGCACACGGCGACCATGAGCGTGGCCGGCTACCGGGTGCAAGTGCCAACGCTCGGAACGGCAGCGTCGGCGGTTTCGACGGCCAATCTCTCCGTCGCGGGGTACGCATTCCTGCGGTCGCTTGTGACGACAACGCAGGCCACATGCACGATTACCTTCGGGAGGCTCGAAGGCACGACGCTGCACTCCGTCGTTTCGCTTCGCCCGAATGAGCCGGCCGTGTTCCGTCTGGCTGCTGGCGAATACGGGGCACGCGCAGCCGCCGAAGGGTATCGCCTGCAAGTTGCCATTTTGGAGGAATGATCCTTGACCTATGGGGCTGGATCAAAAAAGCCAGACGGCAAGGCTGCCCGTGTAGACCGGGTTGCATTCACTCGCCCAGCGGCAGAGCGCATTGCCAAGGTGGTGCGCGCTGTCGAGGCTGGAAAGCGCGACGTGTATGCAGCAAGGCCAGCGCCACGGCTTCAGGCTTTTTCAAGCAACAGCAGCGGCGACACAAAAATCATTCGCGTCTGCACGTTTACGGGCTCGTGGTCAATCAATGAGTCAAAAACGCTGACGCTGCAAGGCGTCACAACTACGCCCAATTTCATCGCCGCAACCAACCAGCTTTTCACGATCGGCGACGCCTGCGAGACACAGGTTGCCTACGTCGGGAAAATCGGCACGGCGTGGCACTTGCTCAACGTGCAGCATCACGAGACGGCAATCATCACATCTGTCTCGGTCGGCGCGACGGCGATGACGTTTGCCCGCAAGTTGGCGTGGATTCCGTACCCAGGCGAAGGCGTGCCAATCTCGCTGGTCGGCGCGACTGCTACATCATGCTGATCTACGAAGGCGCGATTGCGCTGTTCAACAGCGCGCTCGTCTTTTCTCGCAAAAAGTGGTGCGAGTGCGTCCAGGGTGGGACGTGGTGCGACAACGAGTGCCACTGCGAGCCGGGCGACTGCTGCGTGTGCACTTGGTATCCAGCCGAAAACCCTTGCCCTGAAGGGCAGGTGTACCTGCGATGGGGCGTTGGCGGCGAATGCTGCGGCTGCGTCTCCAATCAGGTTTTCGACGGTCGCGTCGGCGATTTTGTTGACACCGTGACGGTGGCGGACGAGTTGTGCTGCCCAGGGTGCAACGACGGCGGGCCTATCTACCTGCCGTACACGGAGTTTGAGCAAGAGATACCTGGCACACCTGCCGGCCAGTACCGCGGTTGCATTTCGCGGTGCTGCATTGGCGGGGTCTGCTCCGATTTGTACGAGCATGAGTGCTACGAGCAGGGCGGCACCAGGCTTACGGGCTGCTGTTTTCCGCAGGGCTGCCCACAACCGTGCTGCTCAGAAAACATCTCTGGGACCGTGCAGTGCAGCGTGCTTGAGCAGAGGGATTGCCCGCCGCCGGCAGTCATCGCCGACTCGTGCGAAACCGGCTGCGTGGGTGCGTGCTGCGTTGACGGCGTGCTGCACGAAAGTTCGCCAATGACCCAGGAGGCGTGTGCCGCGCTCGATGGCTGCTGGAAGGGACTCGGTACAACGTCGTGCAGCAGCGGCAATTGCCGGCCGCCGTTTGACGCCAACTGTTGCGAGCACGTCACCAGCAGCGGGTCGGGGCTGACGTTTACCGGGCCGCGGAAGAGACGCTGCCCAGAGTTTGACAGTTGCGGCTTTCAAGTCACCGTGACGCTCACGACGGGCGCTCCCGTTTACGTTCACGGCGGGCTGTTCGGCAGCCCATACGAAACCTGTACGCAGGAAACGACGTTCGTGACGTGCTCGGATTCGTTCTTTGTTTTTCCAGAGCAGTGCGGCGGCACGTTCAGCAACCTTGACATCGACGTGTGCTGGGCAGAAGGCACTGGCCCGGAGACGCTGTATTTCCAGTGCTGCGGCAGCTTGTACACGCTGGGCAATTGCGATTGCGACTGTGTCACCACGCTGATCTACGATGGCCCAGGCTGCACCAGCGGTGCGGCGTTTGAGATTTCCGGCCCGGCGACGATTGACGCAATCGGCACCGGGGCTCTCGTGCTCAACGGCACATTCTCCGCGCCGAAGGATTGCGACCAGACGCTGACGCTGACGGGCACAAGCCAGCACGGCAACCAGATTTCCAGCGGCATCCAAGGCGACGGATTGAGCGTTGAAAAGACGGGCACCGGCTTGTGGCGACTGACAGGAAACGGGGGCTACACCGGCCAACTCCGCATCAAGTCTGGCACGCTAGTGATTGGGGCGAACGTGAGCGGAAGCACGACCGCCCCCAGCCCGTTCGGCGCTGGCGTGCAGTTGCCGCTACTCGGCGATTCGTCGGCAAACGTCGGCGGCATCGCCGCTCTGCTTTTTGACTCTTCGCTGGCCACGGCGATTGAACGCGGGTTCACAGTCGCGCCGCTCGGCACCAATTCAGCGCAGTTGGCGATCATCGGCGCTATTGGCGACGGCGAGGTGATTATCGGCACGAACTCCACGGAGACGCGGCTTGGCCGCTCCGTCACGCTCCAGGCTGCCGATGACGCGACTGCCGTGTTTGCCGGCCTGTGGCTTGACTCAGACGGCAACGCGGACCCGTCGGTGATCTACACGGTTGGGTCAGACGGCAACGCTGGCGTGGTCGTGTTTGAAAGCCTGCTTTCCACTGCGGCCCTGGCTGTGAACATCGTGCGCGGCACCGCCAGATTGCAGGTGACTGTGGACAACGCGATTGCCTCTGCTACGCCCGTCAGTATCGGCTCGCCCGGCGGCCCCGGCGTGCTCGACCTGAATGGGCAGTTGCAGACGCTTGAAACCGTTGAGTTCACGGGCGGCAGCAGTTCAATCATCAGCGGCACGCTACGGCTCACCAACTCGCCAGAGGTGGTGGTTGGCGGCACGGGGCACGAAATCACGTCGGCCGTGGAGCTCGACGCTGGGCTGGCGATTTCCGGCAGCGGCACGCTGCTGATTTCCGGCGTCGTGTCTGGCGGCAACGGGATCACGAAAACCGGGACGGGCACGGTGCGGCTCTCGGGCACAAACACCTACAGCGGCACCACCACGATCAACGGCGGCACCATGAAGGCCGAGAACCTGGCGGCATTTGGCACGGGTGGGATAGTCGTGAACACGGGCGGCACGCTCGACAAGAACGGCTTCGCCCTGGCGAACACCATCACGAACAACGGCGGCACGGTGCTGAACTAATGCCATGCGTAGAGCAGATCATTGACGCGGGCCGTGTGGTTTACCGGGATTGCCACACGCACGCACCAGCGGCAGCGCCGCAGCCCCCGCGAGCCACCAGCGGCCCAGGCACGGAGTTGAAGAAGATCCTGGCCGGCTGGCCGTTTCGCATCGTCGCGTCGCCCAACTGCTCCTGTAATGCCCGCGCCCGCACGATGGACGACCGCGGCATCGAGTGGTGTGAGGCCCACTTGGACGAGATCGTTGGCTGGCTCCGCGAGGAGGCGGCGAAGCGGAAACTCCCGTTCTTTGACGCGGCCGGTAGGGTGCTTGTGAGGCGGGCAATCGCCAACGCCCGAAAGGAGCAGGCCCGTGCCGAGGAAGCCAAGCAAGCCGAAGGCCGGGCCGCAGTTTGATGCCTCGCCGATTGATGACGGCGACGAAGAGCCAATGCCGTTC